CGCTCAATATTTCGCGGGGGTTATCCATCTTTCACCTTTACTGTTAGCTCGAGCCCAAGAGCCCCGCACCAGTCCATTAGGCGCGGGATCGACGGTTTGCAGTATCCTGTCTCCCACGCCCATATGGCGTTGGCGTTGTAACCGGCCTTCTCTGCGACTACGGCTTGTGACAGCCGTAGCTGCTTGCGGCGCTGGCGTAGCGCCACGGCTATCGGCATTGGCTTGTATTTTGACATTAGCTCACTCTCCGAAATAGAAACAACGCGCATAGGCGAGCAGCACCTCTTGCGAGGCGTCATAGTAGCGCGTCCAAGGCGTCCCCCAGTCCTGAACCTCTAACCATGCGCGGGAAGGCTCGCGGTTGTCGTCTAGCTCGCCGCGAATCCACACGGCCGGGCCTCCCGTGGTTAGCAGAATGCTAAATTCCCCCGCCTCTAGCGTGTCGCCCAGCGCGCACCACCCGCTGCGGACTTCGATTAATAGCGCGTCTTCCTGGATTCGCGTTTGCGCCTCTTCCAAGCTTACACACTCGCCGGCGTCGGCGCTTAATTCGTCCAGTTCGTCTTTGTTCTCTTCGTCCCACTGGGCAAGTTCGGCGCGCGCGTCGGCTTTCTCGTGCGATTCAGCGTCCGCAATCATGTCGAGCAACGCCTGGCGCTCCTCTCGGAGCTCCATAAGCCGATCATAGTCAACCTCTAGCGCCGCCACCATCTGCGAGATGGACGCATATGCGCTGCGGCCGGTTTCTTTCAATCTATCGTCCATTGTCGTCGTTCCTTTGTGTGTTTGTTACCCAGATTACACAACCGGCCAGTCGGGCGTGGCGAACAGCACGCCTATCCCGTAGCCTTTGGTGGACGTTAATTCGCACTTCAGCGGGACCGGGCGTGAGCCTGGGAAGTGAGACTGCCACCATCCTAGCGCCCGCTCGAACGCCTTCTTGTGCGAGTGCGGGAGCGCCTTCACAAGCGCCTCCGCGTCCGGCTGATACGGCAAGCCGTTGTGGTAGTCGCCCACGAGCCCGCACTGTTTAGCAGGGATGCGCGCGCGCCACACTGCTTGGCCTTCACGGTGTAGCGTTACGATGTATTCCAGTTCCATGGTTAGACTCCATAATCTTCGTCAGTGTAGGTCGCCAGGTCCGCTTCGATGGCGTCGCTTACGCCGTGGTCAAAAGCTTCCCATAACGCCTCCGATTCGTCGGATTCATTAAACTCATGCGCCGTAAACTCAAATGGAGAGTAAGAGCGCGAGTTAGACTCTGCGTCGTAACAGAATGCCTGATGCACTTCGCGGAGGTTGTCCGCGTCCACAGTGACGCGCCCTAGCGCGTCGCACCAGACCGTCTCACCTAGCGTCGGGACGTTATGGCAGGCGAGCCCGTGACCATGGTTCCAGCCGCGGGCGTAGGCGTCGGCGCAAGTGCCAGTGTATGGGTTGTTCATTTGTTATACTCCTGTCAGGGCGTGACGATAGCGGCGACGATAGCGGCGATCAGACCGCACGCGGCGAATGTTTGCAGGGCTTCGAGGGTTGTTAGCATTGGACTGTCTCCGTTGTGTTGATTGGTTACGATTCGCCATAAGCCGATTCGATACGCGCGCCGGTGTAGGCGCAATAGAGCATTTCGTTTTCCCAGTTAATGTCTGCGCCGACTATATACCAGCGTCGTATATTCCAGTCGCTGTGCGTGTCATTGGCCAAGTGCGCTGCGACTATCTCGCGCCAATGCGCACGCGCGCCGGCGACAGATAATGCGTCGCAGTCGCTGGTCACGAAATAGATTGGATAACCGCCCGGCCACGCGTAGCCGTTCGAGCGAATCACGTCTTTGATGGCTGCTAGTTTCATTGTTCTGCTCCTTCTGTGGATTGGTTACGATTAGATAAGCGCCGGGATGGCGTGCGTGAAGACGACAGCCGCGACAAGCGCGGCGGCGACCAGTTCCAGGATGGTGTAGGCGTTCATGTCGTTTGCTCCGTTGTGTGGATAAGTTACGGGATAGCGGCGATCAGACCGCACGCGGCGAATGTTTGCAGGGCTTCGAGGGTTGTTAGCATTGGACTGTCTCCGTTGTTGATCTGTGTAATGTAGACACAAGTAGAGCGAATGTCAATAGGTGTTTGTTAGGTGGCGGAAGAAACAACCGAGGCGCCCGGATATCAATGCGTTATGCTAAATATGCTGTATTACAAATAAAAAAAGGTTGAAAAGTAATATATTAGAATATGCTAATATAATAGTAAAACTGTGGCGCGTTTTCGTAGACGGTCTAAAACCGCATAAACCGCCTACTTTCGCCTACCGCACCCTCTTTTGCGCTGGTAGGCGGGTAGGTTTTGGGTAGGTGTTAATTCTTTGCACTTGGTAACCTACCAAATCTATTGCCGCGCCCACGTCTGATAGGCGATTTGAGGCCAACCTAAAACGCAACCGTGTTGGCGTCTTGGTAGGCTACCAAGATGTTGGGCACTTAGGCACAAGCAATCGCCCGATCGCTCGCCGATCGCCGATCGCTCGCCGATCGCTCGCCGATCGCTCGCCGATCGCTGGCGCGTTGCTGTAACGTTATAACGTAGCAAGCGGGAGCGAGGCCGGGGGGCTGGGCCGAGGGATCTCCTTGTAAAAATACGCAGCGTCCGCAAGAAATTTTTTAATTTTTAAAAACCACGCCGGCATAAAATTTTTAAAATTCAAAAAAAGTGCTATAACAAAGTATGTTTGACTCACTCCCTTACGAACCGCGCGTTATAAAGGCCACTGAGGCCGTGCTGACGCGCATCTATGAATCGGCCAAGAAAGGTCTGAAGGGTGACTCGCTGGCATTGGCGGCGGGGCTCACGCCACACGAGTATCGCACGCTTGTGCAGCTCGACCCTATCGCAGAGCATTTCGAGCAGCGCGGCCGCGCTGACGGCGAGGCTGAGCTGGCGGGCATTATGATGGACGCAGCCCGCAGCGGCGACACCAAGGCCGCTATGGACATGCTAAAGTATGCTCACAAGTGGACCGCGCCGCAGTCGGTGCAGGTTGAGGTTAATCAGACCATATCTATTACCGCGGCGCTGGAAGAGGCGAAACAGCGGGTGATCGAAGGGATCGTTCTGGATGCAAGCGCCGATATTTTCAGCGACGGACGAACAGAAGCTAATGGCGACGCTCTGGGCGTCGCAAGTCAAAGACGACCCACTGACGTTCGTGAGGATGGCGTTTCCGTGGGGTAAGCCCGGCACGCCGCTGGAGCATCACCAGGGACCGCGCAAGTGGCAGCGCGAGGTGCTGACCGAGCTGCGGGACCACATACGGGCGAACAACGGTCAGGTGGACTTTAATACGTTCCGCATGGCGACCAGTTCGGGCCGCGGCATCGGTAAGTCTGCTTTAGTCTCCTGGCTGGTCATCTGGATGCTGACGACCCGGATCGGCTCCACGACCATCGTGTCGGCCAACAGCGAGGCGCAGCTCCGCAGCGTCACCTGGGCCGAGATCACCAAGTGGCTGAGCATGGCGTTGAACAGCCATTGGTTCGAGGTATCAGCCACCCGCGTGCTGCCGGCCAAGTGGATTGCTGAGCTGGTAGAGCGCGACTTGAAGCTGGGCACGCGCTACTGGGGCGTTGAGGGGCGCTTGTGGTCGGCCGAGAACCCCGACGCCTACGCGGGCGTCCACAACTTCGCCGGCGTCATGCTGGTGTTCGACGAGGCGAGTGGTATCGACGATGGCATATGGTCAGTGGCTAGTGGTTTCTTCACAGAGAACACGCCTAATCGTTTTTGGCTTGCTTTCAGCAACCCTCGCCGTAACAGCGGCTACTTCTATGAGTGCTTCAACAGCAAGCGAGAGTTCTGGCGAACCAAGACTGTCGACGCCCGAAGTGTGGAGGGAACTGACAAGGCCGTTTATCAGCAGATCATCGACGAATACGGACCCGACTCCAGCGCCGCTCACGTCGAGGTCTACGGGGAGTTCCCCAACGCCTCCGACGATCAGTTCATCGGAACCTTGCTCGTTGACGAGGCCATGGCGCGGGCACCGTCTAAGGACCCATCGGCACCGATTGTCGTGGGGGTGGACCCGGCGCGGTTCGGGGCGGACGCGACGGTGATCGCTATACGCCAAGGGAGGGACATCCTAGCTATCCGGCGGTTCCGCGGCGACGACACCATGGAGGTGGTCGGCCGGGTGATTGACGTTATAACTGAGTTCAGCCCGCAGCTCGTGGTGATCGACGAAGGTGGGCTAGGCGCGGGCGTCGTCGACCGGCTGAAAGAGCAGCGGTATAAGATCAGAGGCGTTAACTTCGGTAATAAGAGCATCAAGCCGCTGATGTATGGTAACAAGCGGGCTGAGATGTGGGGGGCGATGAAGGAATGGCTGAAGACGGCCAGCATCCCGAAGGATCGGTTTCTGAGGAGCGACCTGACGGGACCGATGATGAAGCCGGACTCGAAGGGAACGATCTTTCTGGAGAGCAAGAAAGATATGAAAAGCAGGGGCCTGGCATCCCCCGACGCCGCGGACGCGATAGCCATTACTTTCGCTTTCCCCGTAGCGCATCGAGAGGCTCGGGTAGACAATAGGCCACGCACAGCGTATGCTGGCGGCGCTGTTTCTTCTGGCTGGATGGCGTCATAATGGCTAAAAAAGCAATTCCTATGTCAAGCACCCCGCCGACCGAACCTTATGATCAACCAATATCAGGATGGTCTGGCAAAATATACCGAGACGTTGGCGCGGCAATGGGCGCAGGACGAGGGCTTGCCGGGATTTTAGGCCCTCTAGATTACGGCGTTATGGGCCGTTCGCCCCAAGCTGGCTATTTAGGTATGCCGGACGCCGAAACTACGCCAATGGCTAACCCCGCCGCCGTGCGGGCGTATACGCGCAATGCGCCGTATATGGAAGAGTTTATGTCCAACCCGCGTGATATGCTGTCGGAAATGTATAGGCTTCAAGAACTCATCAAAGAAGACCCTAACGATGTCGTCAGCCAATATAGAGCGCGTGTTTTGCGACAGGCGCTTGGCGATGTATTTGGTATGCAGGCTCCAGACCAGATAGACGAATACTATAAATACGCGCAAGCACCCTCGACGCCATCATTTACGCCAGCGCCCTCGACGCCGAAAAGACGTTGATGGCTAAGAAGTCCGTATCACTCGCGGTTGGCCGCGGCGAAAAGCTGCCGACCAAGCAAGGCGCTGGCCTGACGGCCAAAGGCCGAGCTAAATATAATGCCGCGACGGGGAGCAAGCTGAAGGCTCCGGCCCCTAACCCCAAGACAGAGGCCGACAAGGGTCGCAAAGAGTCATTTTGTGCCCGGATGTCTGCCGTAGCAGCAAAAGCCAAAAACGGCGAACGCGCTAAGGCCAGTCTAAAGAGGTGGAACTGTGGCAAGTAAGCCGGGGCTATACGCCAACATTCACGCCAAAAAGGCCCGCATTGCCGCCGGATCGGGCGAGAAAATGCGCAAGCCAGGCGCTAAAGGCGCTCCGACGGCCAAGGCGTTCAAAGAGTCCGCTAAAACGAGGAAAAAGTAATGCCTCTGGTCAAGAGCAGCAGCAAGGGCGCGTTCCGCAAGAACATTGCCGCTGAAATAAAGAGCGGAAAGAAGCCCGCTCAGGCGGCCGCAATCGCCTACGACGTGAAGCGCAAGGCTGCGGCCAAGAAAGGCAAGTCAAGTGGCTGCAAGTGACGTAAGAGACGCCGGGAAGGTAGCTAGCGCTGACGAAGGCGACGAACGGCTTGCCACCATGCGCCATCGCTTTACGGTGGCTCAGGCCGCCTATAGCGACACTCGTGAAGATGAGCTGGACGATCTGCGCTTCATGGCGGGCTCGCCCGACAACCAGTGGCAGTGGCCGGCTGACGTGCTGGCGACCCGCGGAGCGGTGCAGGGCCAGACGATCAACGCGCGGCCGTGCCTGACCATCAACAAGCTGCCGCAGCACGTTCGGCTCGTGACCAACGAGCAGCGCCAGAACCGGCCGCAGGGCAAAGTCATCCCGGCCGATGAGAACGCCGACCCGGCCGTGGCCGAGGTGTTCGACGGCATCATCAAGCATATTGAGTATCTGTCCGACGCCGACGTGGCCTATGATACGGCCTGCGACAACCAGGTCACCTACGGCGAGGGCTATATCCGGCTGATTACCGAGTATTGCCGCGAGGACAGCTTCGATCAGGACATCAAGATCGTCCGCGTTCGTAACAGCTTCTCGGTCTATATGGACCCGATGATCGAGGATCCGTGCGGCTCGGACGCGCGGTATTGCTTCATCACGGAAGACATTCCTAAGAAGGAATATGAGCGGCTTTACCCCGACGCGACGCCCATCTCGACGATGATGGCGCAGGGCGTGGGCGATCAGATGCTCAGCATGTGGATGAGCCAGGAAACCATCCGCATTGCTGAGTACTTTTACGTAGAGACGAAGCGGCACACACTCAATCTCTACCCGGATAATATCACGGCGTTCGACGGCACGCCGGAGGACCGCCGGCTGAAGGCTGCATATGGCAAGCCGCTGCGCTCGCGCGAGAGTGACCGCCGGCAGGTCAAGTGGTTGAAGACGAACGGTTATGAGGTGCTGGAAGAACGCGACTGGGCAGGCAAGAACATCCCGGTCGTGCGCGTCATCGGCAACGAGTTCGAGGTTGACGGGCAGCTCTACATTAGCGGTCTGGTGCGCAACGCGAAGGACGCGCAGCGCATGTATAACTACTGGGTCAGCCAAGAGGCAGAGATGCTGGCGCTGGCCCCGAAAGCACCCTTCATTGGCTACGGCGGCCAGTTTGAAGGGTATGAGATGCAGTGGAAGACGGCCAATACGAACAACTGGCCGTATCTGGAGGTTAACCCGGATGTCACCGACGGGGCTGGTAATACTCTCCCACTACCGGAACGCGCTCAGCCGCCGATGGCGCAGACTGGGCTTATCCAGGCCAAGATGGGCGCAGGCGAAGACATCAAAGCGACCACGGGTCAATACGACAGTTCTATTGGCGCTACCAGCAACGAACGAACGGGTCGCGCTATTCTGGCACGGGAGCGGCAGGGCGACACATCTACGTTTCACTATGTAGACAACATGAGCCGCGCGGTGCGCTATATCACGCGGCAGCTTGTCGACCTGATCCCTAAGATTTACGACACGCAGCGCGTGGCTCGCATCGTCGGCATCGACGGCGAGATCGGGATGGTGAAGATCAACCCGACGCAGACAGAAGCCGTTCGGGTTATCAAGGACCCGATCACGGGCGAGACAATCGACAAGATTTATAATCCGAACGTCGGGCTTTACGACGTTATGGTCACGACTGGCCCGAGCTACATGACCAAGCGGCAGGAAGCCATGGACGGCATGTCCATGATCTTGCAGTCAAATCCTGAGCTGTGGAAGGTAGCGGGCGACCTGTTCATCAAGAACATGGATTGGCCTGGCGCGCAGGAAATGTCGGCGCGGTTTGCGCGTATTCTGGACCCGAAGGTTCTGGAAAAGACTGACGAGTCACCGGAAGCGCAGATGATGCGAGCGCAGATGAATGACATGGCGAACCAGATGGAGCAGACGACGGCGCTGATCCAGCAGCTTCAACAGTCCTATGACATGCAAAAGCTGGCAATTGACGAGCAAAACAGCCAGATCAAGGCTTACGAAGCCGAGACACGGCGAATGCAAGCGTTAGCAAACAGCATGACGCCCGCGCAGATCCAAGATATTGTGCAGGGGACCATTGCGGCGGCGCTGGATATGGGCGACATCGTGCCCAACGTGCCGCAGGGGCAGGTTTTACCGGAGTTTGAGCAATGAGTTGCGCTGATCTGATCGGCCATCTGTTTCTGGCGCGCGACGTGTCGCATAGCGTCCATTTGAACACCCGCTCATACGCCAAGCATAAGGCTTTGGGCGGGTTTTATGGCAGGATTATCGACTTGGCCGACGATCTGGCGGAGACTTATCAGGGTAAATACGGGCTGATCGGCCCGATTACGCTGCATTCGGCTAAAAAGACCGGCAACATCGTTGAGTTCCTTGAGGATTCGCTGGCCGAGGTCGAAAAAGCCCGAAAAGAGTATGAAGACGATACGGCCTTGCAGAACATCATAGATGAGATCGTTGGCTTGTATCGGAAAACCCTGTATAAACTTAAATTCTTGGCGTGAGGACATCATGGGCCTGAAATCAATCACCGTCTGTCTCGGTTATCAACAGATTACCTCTCTTAGCTCTGCCGCCCAGCTGACGCCTCCGCAGGGGGCGACTTTGGCGCTTATTGTGCCGGAATCGCAGAATGTGCGATGGCGCGATGATGGCATTGATCCTACGGCAAGCGTTGGTATGCCTATTTTTGTCGGGGCGTCCCTGAGCTATGACGGCGACTTCAATAAAATTAAATTTATCGAAGAAACCGCCAGCGCCAAACTCAACGTCAGTTATTACGCATGACCCTCCGGCAGCGGTCCATAAACGGCGACGAGATGCGGCTGCGTCCTCAATTGCAGATTTATCCGACTGCAAGCGAGGCTGGCTTTGGGCCGCACATGCCAGACACAGCGCAAGGCGGTTCGGGGCCTATCCCGTCGCAAGCGATCTTCGACCGCTTTGACGTGCCTGTGTTGGATCGCTTCGGCGCAGAGATCGAGACGAGGACGTAATGTCTTACATTTACAATTTAACCGACACTTGGAACGCCGCCGGCACGACGTTTGCCGGCATCAAGATGGTCGTCACCAATACGGCTTCCGGCGCAAGCTCCAAACTGCTCGACTTCAGCGTTTCGGGCGCCACGAGCTGCGCTTTTTCCATTGATAAAAGCGGGAATGGCTATCTCTCTGGCGCGTTGGGCGTCGGCGCAACAGCGGGGCTAGGAATATCCTTGGACGCCGGCGGTATCGCGGTTCCGCAAGTCCGAGCTTTATCGACTACTAATGCAGTTGATACGCGCGTCCTGTCTAACGGCACTAACAGCGTTGGCACTATAGGGACATATTCTAACCACGACATTATTTTTGCTGCTAACACCGCTGAACGAGCCCGAATACAAGCATCGACCGGGAATTTTGGTATTTCTACGTCGGCTCCCACCGCAGCGATTGATGTCGGCCGCGCAACAGCATCCGGCACCACGGATGCTATGCAAAAGTGGACATGGAACGCTGGCGCGACGACTTGGGGCCTTCGGCTAGACCTAATTCATACGGGATCGGCAATTGATTTCGCTTACCGCATCAGAAACGGCACTACGTCGGATGTTGAAGCGTTTTATGTAAAGTCAAACGGGCTTATTGGGTTTGGCACGACGACGCCCACGGCTAAAGTTGACATAAATAGCGACACCATTCGTTTGCGCACCACCAAAACACCGGCATCTGCAACGGCTGCGGGTAACGCCGGCGATATTTGTTGGGACTCTAGCTATGTCTATGTTTGTGTCGCCGCAAATACATGGAAACGCGCTGCTATAGCGACTTGGTAAGGGCTACACGATGGCGAACACATATTCATGGGTTATTTCTCAGCTAGAGACATACCCGCAAATAGATAGCCGCGCGAATGTTGTTTTTAACATTCATTGGCGACGGCAAGCGACGGATGGCAAAGGCCATCATGGCGATGTGTATGGCTCGCAAGCAATTGAATATGATTCTTCCGCGCCTTTCACGCCGTATGAAAACCTTACCGATGCTCAAGTAATTGGCTGGTTAGCGGCTGCTATCGGAAATGAGCAGCTCGCTACTTACGATGGTTTGTTAGACCAGCAGATTGCTGACCAAATACGTCCTCCAATTAGCAATCCGCCATTGCCTTGGGCTTAAAAGTTGACAAATAGATATTAAACAAATATCTATGAACAATCGACTAGCCGGATAGCTAGGTAAAAGGAGAATCGCGTGAGCGATAAAGACCAGGCTGTAGCGGAAATCAGCCCCGCGCCGGAACCGGAAGCTACGGCAGCACCGGAATCTGTTGATACGACGCCGGAGGAACAGCAGCCTACAAAATCGTTCTCTCAGGAAGAGTTAGACGCGATTGTAAGCAAGCGCCTTGCAAGAGAACAGCGCAAATGGGAAAGAGAGCAGGCCCAACGGCTTGCGGAGCAACAGGCTAGACAGCCTGTAGCGCCTCCTCCCGCGCCGGATGATTTTGAGTCAGCTCAGCACTATGCGGAAGCATTGGCTGAACAGAAGGCTCAGGAACTTCTAGCGCGTCGGGAAGCCGAAGCCCAACAGGCGGCTATTCTTGACAGCTATAAGGACCGCGAAGAGGAAGCTAGGGACCGATACGAGGATTTTGAACAGGTCGCGTATAACCCCAATCTCCCCGTCACGGACATTATGGCTCAGGCGATTCAGTCTTCCGATATTGGGCCTGAAGTCATTTATTGGCTAGGGTCCAATCCGAAGGAAGCGGCTCGCATATCCCGTCTGTCGCCCGTCTTGCAGGCAAAAGAGATCGGGAAGATAGAGGTCAACCTGACTTCTAACCCGCCGGTTAAGAAAACCTCAACCGCGCCCGCCCCTCTTGCTCCTGTCACGGCTACCCGATCAAACTCAGGTCCAAGATACGACACAACTGACCCCCGGTCACTTAAGTCGATGTCAACTTCGGACTGGATCGAAGCGGAACGGCTAAGGCAGATCAAGAAGTGGGAAGCGCAGAATCGGAGATAAAGGATGTCTAATTCGCTTCTTACTATTGACATGATTACTCGCAAGGCTCTTGAAATCCTTGAGAATAATCTTGTCCTGACCCGCACCGTCAACCGTCAGTAAACGTAAGTCTAGCTGACGTTAAACCCCGTTAATTGCTGGAAACCCCTTAGAGCCACATGCACCACAGCGTAGTTAGAAATGACAAGCGCGACGGTCTAAAAAGCCTGTGGATTGGGCAATCAGCAGCCAAGCATCTTATCACTTACTGTGATATGATGAAGGTCCAACGACTAGAGCGAAAGCTCGTAGGGCCAAGCGGCCCGAAATGCGGGGTAGATATGAAGCGTGACTTGAGAACGCGATTTTTCGCAAAGGTGGAAATACGTGAGAGCGGTTGCCATGAATGGACGGGATGCCTGATGCCTAACGGCTACGGTCAATTCCACAAAGACGGCAAGACTGCCTACGCTCACCGTGTAGCTTTTGAATTGGCTTACGGCGACCCGGGTAAGGCTTACATTCTTCATTCATGCGACAACCGTAAATGTGTGAACCCCGAGCATCTGTTCGCCGGAGATTTCGACGCCAACATGCAAGACATGGTGGACAAGAATCGACAGGCCTCTGGAACTCGAAATGCACACGCAAAACTCACGGAAGACCAAGTGCGAGCAATCCGCGCTTTTCAGGGCACGAACCGCGAGATAGCGGCTCAATACGGGGTGACGCCTTCACTGGTGTCTATGATCCGTAGCGGGCGTATTTGGCGTCATATCTAAAGATATAGTCTGATCTGCCGTGAAAGCGGCAGCCGCGTAAGCGGAAGCAGAACTAGCGATCTGCTTTGAACACGATGATGACGACTCGTTTGCCGTTGAAGGCGCGAAGATCGGCTCGACCCTCCGCATCCGTCTGCCCGACCGCGCTTTGGTCACGGACGGCGCTGCGCTCCAGGTTCAGGATGACAACGAGCAGTACACCACGCTCGCCGTCTCCAGCCAGAAGCATATCGGCGTGAACTTCACGACTGCCGAACTGACCATGCAGCTCGACGATTTCGCTGAGCGCGTGCTGAAGCCTCGTATTTCGCAGCTTGCGGCCTCTATCGACGCCGACGTTGCGAACAGCTTCAAGTATATCGGCAACTCGGTCGGCACGCCCGGCACGACCCCGGCCACCTCGCTGGTTCTGTTGCAGGCGCAGCAGAAGCTCAACGAGAACGCCGCTGTCATGTCGCCGCGCTATGCGACGGTCAATCCGGCTGCTAATGCCGCGCTGATCGAAGGCATGAAGGGCCTGTTCAACCCGGTTTCGGCCATCAGCAAACAGTTCAAGAACGGCATGTTCGGTGAAGGCATTCTCGGCTATGACGAGCTGAATATGTCGCAGTCGATCAAGCAGTTCACGACCGGTTCGCGCGCCGGCACTGTGACGGTCAACGCTTCGGTTACGGCTGAAGGTTCGACGACTGTGGTCCTGACGGGCCTTGGCTCGACGACCATCAAGGCTGGCGACGTGTTCACCATCGCTGACTGTTACGCCGTCAATCCGCAGACCCGTGAATCGACTGGTTCGCTGTATCAGTTTGTCGCTCTGGCGGACGTTACGGCTTCGACGACCGCTTCGGTCACGGTCCCAGCCATGTATTCGGCTGGCCAGGCGCTCGCGACGGTTGACGCTCTGCCGCAGTCCGGTAAGGCTGTCACCTTCGTCGGCGCTGCCTCGACCCAGTATCCGCAGAACCTCATTTACCATCGTGACGCTATTGCGTTCGCCACGGCTGACTTGCTCATGCCGCAGGGCGTCGACATGGCTTCGCGCCAGGTTCACAACGGCATCTCGCTCCGCGTTGTTCGTCAGTATGACATCAACAACGACCGTCTGCCCTGCCGTATTGACGTTCTGTATGGTTACAGCGTCATTCGTCCGCAGATGGCGGTTCGTCTTTGGGGCTAACGAGATGGGGCTTCGGCCCCATCTTCATCTCAGACAAAGGAGCAATAGATCATGGCTATCACTACTCAGGGCGCGTCTTATCCGCTCGAATCGTTCGGCCCGACGCCGCCGCTCTCGCAGGGCACGGGCGGCTATCAGGTCGGCGCTGGCAATGGCGGCGACATGCTGTTTCGCGTTACCCCGGCTCCGGCTACACTGACTTCTGGTGCTACGCTGACCGGCGATCAGGTTCTTACGGGTCTGATCCTCGGTTCGCCGGGCTCGTCGGCTGCGTCTTACCAGCTTCCGACTGTTGCGGCGCTTGAAACGGCGCTTCCGTCGGCGGCTAAGGTTGGTGCGACGATTGATTTCTCGGTTCTGAACGTCGACGGTTCGGGCTCGGGAGTCATTACGCTGACGACCAACACTGGTTGGACGCTGGCTGGTCTTATGACCGTTGTGGCTACCGCCGGCACGGCGCAGGCGTTCCGCGCTCGCAAAACCGGTTCCGGCACTTGGACGCTTTACCGCGTCGCCTAACACTAGGAGAAGGCAATGCCTAACACTAAACCTGTCGGCGTCGCCTTCTCTGATCCCGAACTCGTGGCTGGCACGACCATCACGGGTGCGACGATCAGTGGAGGCACTATCTCCGGCGCTACCTCTGTCTCGGCGGCTGATGTTACGACGACTGGCGGGCTTTACTTGAAGTCCGCTACTGTTGCCGCGACGGGCACCGATCAGGCTACGGCCGCGTCTGTCTCGGATGGCTTTACGCTTGTGTCGGCAGCAGATGGCACCAAAGGCATTAAGTTGCCGGCGGCTGTTGCTGGCCGCACGGTCATTCTGAAGAACAACGCTAACGCTGTTCTGAAGGTTTGGCCGGCTTCGGGCGATGCTGTAAATGCTATTGCGGCGGATTCCAACTATGTCTTGGCGGCTTTTACGTCCTCGCTTCTGGTGGCGTATGACTCCACGACTTGGTATTCTGTCCCGCTTCTGGCGTCTTAATTCAATCTTACGGGCGGGCTATGGCCCGCCTGGCCCTTACCATAGGTGTAAAATGGCGGTTATTTATTTGCGTCATGCTATTCATGGCGTTAAGATTGCTACGCTTGAAATGGAAGCCGAAGCTGATGAGCAAAACGGCTGGGAAAGGATTGAGCCTAATGACCCGCCTGTTCCGTTTATTCGTCACCGTTCTCGCCGCCGCGTCTCCGAGCCAGTTAAAGGCGCAGACCTACACACAGATGCAATGGGGAATGAACAAGGGTGTAACACCTTATCAGTTCGGCGCGAACATTAACGGCACTTGGCGTGTTCTAGGCTCTGTGACATCTGGCGGCGTCTGGCAAATCCCGACATCAAGTCTGTATTATTATCGGACTGGGACCGCTACCGATCAACTTGGCCGTAATTACACGGCCGGCGTAATGGCTTTAGGCGCAAACAATTTCAACATTAACACGCCTCTCGCCAATTCTGAAAATATTGCCTATGGCGTGAGTGTGCTTACAAATCTTACGACTGGGTTTCAGAACATTGCGTTTGGAAATTGGGCCCTTGCATCTTTGACTACAGGCTATGGCAACTTGGCCATAGGCCAGCAAGTTATGCAGGGCTCAACTACTGGCGTTTTTAACACCGGCGTTGGCACCGCCGTTATGCGGTATCTTGACGATACCGCCGCCCCAACAACGGGAAATGTCGCCCTTGGCCACGGGGCTATGGGTGGCGATGATTGGGGCTATTATGCTTTGACAGGCTCCGGCAACACGTCTCTTGGAAGTTGGTCCATGCAAGAACTTACAGCCGGCGCACGAAATGTGGCGGTAGGCATGAACGCCGGGATGAATATCCAGGACGGCAATGATAATGTTGCAATAGGATTCAGCACACAAGTTTGTTCGTTTGACGCGTATAACACCCGTGTGCCAGGAGGGTGTTCAGCAACCGCAAACATCGCTATTGGGTCAAACGCGTTACAGACTAATAAAGCGACGGGTAATATCGGCATTGGGTATTTTGCGCTGAACAACAATACCACAGGCGATAATAATATAGGCATCGGGCTCAACGCGCTAAAATCTACGACGACCGCGCAAGGCAATCTGGCCATCGGAAATCTAGCTCTTCAGCAAATGACCAGTGGAGGGTTCAATGTTGGTCTGGGCGGGTATACGTTGTTTGCCGCTGGAGCAAAGAGCTATAACGTCGCTATAGGATGGGGTTCCGGTCAAGGCATGACAACTGGTAATGGTAACGTCGCTGTCGGGTTTGCTTCACTCAATAATACAGTTACCGGCGCAAATAATACTGTTATCGGCGCGTATGCAGGGCAAAGCGTGACTAATCAGATTAATACGACATCTATTGGGTTTCAGGCTGAACCAACAAAAAACAATCAAGTCGTTCTCGGAAATTCTAGCGTTACAGAAGTAAAAACGTCGGGTGTCGTTGTTGCGGCTGGGGCTACATTGTCTGGCCCGCTTCAGTTGGCTCAATATACCGTCGCAACATTGCCAACTTGCAATGCAGGATCGCAGGGACAGCTTGTATATGTGTCGGATTCTACGCCGCCAACATATGACGGTCTCGCAACCGGCGGTGGCGTCTACAAAGTGCCTGTATTTTGTAACGGGGCCAATTGGCTCAATCACTAACGACGCACGAAATGACCCGCGCGTTTTGTAATGGCCGTTACATGAGCATGGTGGGTCACATTGCCATGTGCAGAAAGAACGGATGGTCATGATTACCGCCGTCACTCGACAACAATTTTTCGCCGCCCTTGCAGCGGCGAACAAAATGAACGACGTCTATATGGGCATATCTGCGGACGCAAATTACCCAGATTGGATTGAGTTCTGGTCTGCAAAATGGGTTGTAGTTGGCGATCCTTTATATGTGGCGGTTCAAACAACACTGAACTACACATCAGACCAAATGTTAGCGTTATTTGAATCCGCCGCGCAGGTGCCCGCATGACGACCGTTACCCGCCAGCAGTATTTTACCGCCCTAGCTCAATTGGGCGACATGAATTTATTGTATCAAGCGGTTCCGGCCAGCGCTGATACGATTCAATGGATTGAATTTTGGTCGGCGGAATATGTCACGCTTAATGACCCTATTTCGGTTCTAACCCAGTCGTCGCAGGGGTGGACAGACCTGCAAATGCTTGCGTTGTTTAACGCGGCAAGTCTTGTTCCAGTTGTCGACCCTTATGCCGTGACCACTTTCAGCGCAACTGTGACTCGGCAGCAGTATTTTACTGCTCTAGTCCAGTTGGGGGATATGAATTTGCTGTATCAAGCGATCCCCGCTGATGCAGATACCGTTGAATGGGCCGAGTTTTGGACGGCCGAATACATTACCTTCAACGATCCTATTTCGGTTCTAACCCAGTCGTCGCAGGGGTGGACAGAAGGACAGATGATCGCGTTGTTTAACGCGGCGCAAAACATTCCTCTTGCAGTTCCTTCGACATCAAACACCGTAACATCGACGGCTAATGCCCAGATTAACGGCGCTTTGCGACTTCTTGGCGTGCTGGCGGAAGGCGAAACGCCGTCTGCCGAAACGTCGCAGGATGCTTTGTTCGCTCTTAATCAGATGATCGACAGTTGGAATACCGAGCGGCTAGCGGTGTTTTCCACTCAAGATCAAGTGTTTTTGTGGCCGGCTGGCGAACTTAGCCGCACGCTTGGGCCGTCTGGGGATTTTCGCGGCAACCGTCCGGTGCTGCTGGACGATGCGACGTATTTCCGCGACCCGCAAACCAATGTGTCTTACGGCATCAAAATCATCAACCAACAGCAATATGATGGCATCGCCGTTAAGACTGTCACCAGCACTTATCCACAGGTCATATGGGTTAATATGACCTATCCAAACATCGAAATGTATGTCTATCCAAAGCCGTTGCGGCAGTTGGAATGGCACTTTGTTTCGGTAGAGGAACTGGCCAATCCGGCGACGCTCGGCACAACGCTGGCGTTTCCGCCGGGTTATCTGCGCGCTTTCCGCTATAATCTAGCCTGCGAGCTTGCGCCTGAGTTTGGCGTTGAACCGTCTGCGCAAGTGCAGCGCATCGCCATGTATAGCAAGCGCAACCTGAAGCGCATCAATAACCCCGATGATATTATGGCTCTGCCTTATAGCATCGTCGGCACGCGCCAGCGGTATAACATCTACGCCGGGAATTTCTGATGCAGACGCCCATCCTCGGCTCTAGCTATGTGGCCCGCAGCGTCAACGCTGCGGATAACCGCATGGTTAATCTTTTTCCCGAGATTGTGCCCGACGGCGGCAAGCAGCCAGCGTTCCTCCAGCGAACGCCAGGGCTTCGTAAACTATTGCAGTTTCCCACCGGGCCTGTCCGTGGCCTATGGACTTTTGGTGATTATGGATATGCTGTCTCCGGCAATCGGTTTTACAAGATCGCTTCCGACTGGACCTTTGAAGACAAAGGCGGCGTCCCCGGCTCAAACCCAGTCAATATGGTCGATAACGGCACGCAGCTCTTTATTGCCGATGGCGCAACTGGTTACATCTACAATGCCAATACGGACGTGTTTGCGCAGATCACCGACCCGGACTTTGCGGGCGCGGTTGGTGTCGGGTTTATCGACGGCTATTTTGTCTTTAACGAGCCTAATAGTCAGAAGTTCTGGGTTACGACGCTATATGACGGCTCGTCAGTGGACCCGCTGGACTTTGCCAGCGCCGAAGGTTCGCCGGACAATCTTGTCACGCTAATAGTGGATCACCGCGAGGTCTGGTTGTTTGGCGAAACTTCCGTAGAAGTCTGGTATAACGCCGGGCTTCCTGACTTCCCGTTGGCCCGCATCCAAGGCGCGTTTAACGAGATCGGGTGCCAGGCGGCATATTCGGTTGCCAAGCTGGATAACGCTTTGTTTTGGCTCGGTAAAGACGCGCGCGGCAACGGCATTGTCTACCGGTCCAAGGGCTATACCGGCGAGCGCGTATCGACGCACGCCGTCGAGTGGCAAATCCAACAATATTCAACGCTTGCAGACGCGGTGGCTTATACTTACCAGCAGGACGGCCATGCGTTTTACGTGCTGAATTTTCCGACTGCTAACACGACTTGGGTGTTCGACGTGTCGACGGGCGTTTGGCACGAGCGCGCCGGGTGGGAAAACAGCCAGTTCACACGGCACCGCGGTCAGTGTCAGATGAACTACAACAACGAGATCGTTATAGGCGACTACGTTGCGGGCGTTCTCTACGCCTACGATATGAACGTCTACGTCGAGGCAAACACTGTTCAGCGTTGGCTTCGGTCATGGCGGGCGCTCCCGACTGGGCAGAACGACCTAAAACGCACGGCGCAACACAGCCTCCAGCTCGACTGCGAGTCTGGCGTCGGGCTTACAACAGGCCAAGGTAGCGATCCGCAGGTTATGCTACGATGGTCCGACGACGGTGGACATACGTGGTCAAACGAACATTGGAAATCAATGGGCCAGATTGGCCAATACGGCAAACGCGTTATCTGGCGGCGGCTTGGCATGACCCAGAAAATCCGCGACCGTGTTTACGAGGTATCCGGCACTGACCCGGTTAAGATCGCCATTATGGGCGCGGAACTCATTCTGAGCCCGACTAATGCCTGAAAACATCTCACAAATCCCCGCTTCGCGCGTCCCGATCACGTTCACGGAACTGATCTCGCGGGAGTGGTATCGGTTCTTTTACAACGTGTTCTCGGCACTCGGCAGCGGTTCGCTGCGCTATGGCACGTTCTTTGACACAACCGACCAGACGGCCGCCGCTACCAATACGGCCTATGCTATTACGTTTAACAATACAGACTTGTCGGCTGGCGTTTACCGAGGAACGCCCACGTCGCGTATCTATGTGGACCGGCCCGGCGCGTATAATTTCCAGTTCTCAATCCAGCTCGAAAGCACTACCGGAACTGCAAAAGATATTTACATCTGGGCTCGCGTTAACGGGACGGACGTTCCTAACTCGGCCACAAAAGTCCATACTCAAGGCTCTAACCAAGCCTATGTTGCCGCTTGGAATTTTGTGCTAAGGATGAATACAGGTGATTATTTTGAGCTTATGTGGGCGACCACTAACACTGGAGTGCAGATTCTAGCCGACCCGGCGACCGCTTTCTGCCCTGCCATTCCATCGGTCATCTTGACCGTATCGTGCAATATAGGTGAATAATGGCGGTCCTTAGCCCAGCCCCCAAGATGCAATTCTTCGACATTAACGGCGAACCGTTGGTGGGCGGAAAGGTTTATACGTATCAGGCGGGCACCACTACGCCACTCGTCACCTATACTGACAACACCGGAGCGTCGGCTAACCCAAACCCAATCATTCTTAACGCCCGCGGCGAAGCATCTATCTGGCTGGGCGCAAGTATCTATAAGTTCAAATTGACCGACGCCAACGACGTTGAGATTTGGACCGCTGACTATATCGCCGCGCCTATCTCTGGCGTCTCCCCCGCGCTTTCGGGTAACGTCGAAATTAACTCTGATTCATCCAACCCGGCGCTCAAAATCACGCAGACCGGGTTTGGCTTGGCGCTCCGCGTCCAAGACGCCACCGACCCTGACGTGACGCCTTTTGCGATTGACGCTAACGGAAACGTAGGTATAGGGACCGCCAGCCCGTCTAGCGCCCTTGAAATTGCTGCGCCCGGCGTCTTCACCGGCGCGTGGGCTTATCTTCCGGCGGGCACGGCCATGCTGTTCGCGCAGACCGCCGCTCCGATTGGCTGGACTAAATCGACTACGCACGACAACAAGGCGCTCCGCGTGGTGTCAGGCGCGGCGGGGTCTGGCGGTTCCGTGGCGTTCACGTCCGCGTTTACTTCGCAAGCTGTAAGCGGCACAGTTGGCGGAACGTCGCTGACTATCGCGCAGATGCCGGCGCATACTCATGACTATGCTACTGTTGCCGGCGGCGGTGTCATTGCGGCGGGCGCGGGGTACCAAACAACTTTGACCGCAACAGGCAGCACGGGTAACGGCGATCCTCACACGCATACGTTTACTGGGACGGCCATTAATCTAGATGTCCAGTATGTCGATGTCATCATTGCGGTGAAAGACTGATGGAACTGAAAAACGGCTCTTTCTGCCCGCTCATAAAGAAGGATTGCGTGCAACTGAAATGCGCGTGGTTTACGTTGTTGCGGGGCACAAACCCCAATACAGGCAAAGAAGTCGATGAATGGATGTGCGCGGTGAGCGCGCTTCCTATGCTTCAGATCGAGGTAGCTAAAGAGGTGCGGCAGGGCGCAGCGGCAACGGAATCGTTTAGGAACGAGGTTGTATCGCTCAGCCAACCCGCCCAACACATGCGCTTAGTGAGGTAATAATGGACCCGTTTACCGCAGCCCTGATGGGCGGAACCAGCCTCATAGGCGGCCTCTTCGGCGCAAACGCATCACAGAAGGCGGCGCAATCTCAATCGCAGGCGTCGATGATGTCCGCGATGCTTCAGGCGCAGCAGGCCGCCGCCGCGCAGGCCGCGCAGGAGCGAATGTATCGTGAAGGCGTCGAGCGCATGGAGCCGTTCCGGCAGGGCGGCGTCGCAGCGACCAACCGAATGCTGGAGCTGTATGGCATCGGCGGCCAGCCGACCGCGGAGGGCTATGGCTCTTACGCGCAGCCGTTTAGCATGGCCGACTATCAGGCCGATCCGGGTTACGCCTTCCGCGTGCAGCAGGGCCAGCAGGCTATTGACCGTTCGGCAGCGGCGCAGGCCGGGCTTCAGTCAGGCTCGGCGCTGAAGGCCGCGGCGCGCTTCGGGCAGGAGATGGGCAGCCAAGAGTATGGCAACGCCTATAATCGGTTCCTACAGCAGCGCGAGCTTCAGATGCGGTCGCTCCAGGGCCTTGCGTCGCCTGGCGCTTCGATGGCTTCGCAGACCGCGCAGCTCGGCACGCAGACCGGCCAGAACATCGCTAACACCATGATCGGTGCCGGTCAGGCTATGGGGCAGGGCATCGAACAGGCCGGTCAGGCTAGGGCGTCCAGCTACATGGGCGGCGCGTCGGCGCTACAGGGCGCGCTCGGCGGTATCGGTCAGAACGCGATGCTGTATAGCATCATGAACCGTTTTGCGCCGCAGAGCGCGGCTGGCGGTGCGGGCTACATGTATGGCGCACCGACTATGGCCGCAGGATTTCGCCCCGGCTACATGGGCGCGCCGACTGCTTACTGAGGGATAACTAATGCCCGTTCGCTATGATATTGCCGCTCAGGTTCCGCAAGCCACCGCTGGTGGTTTTGATCCTCTGAACGCTTTTGCCACGATGCAGGCGATGAGCTACCGCCAGCAACAGAACGCGCTCGCGCAGATGCAGATGCAGGAATACCAGCGCAAATTGCAGGCTGAGCAGGCGGTTCGCGGGCTGTCGCCTAATTTTCAAGACCCGCGATTTGCTGAACAAGTATTCCGGTATGACCCGGACTTTGCTCGGCAGCTATACGGCAGCCAGTTAGCGGGCGAACGCGAGCGCCGCATGGCTGAACAGGCCGCCGCCGCGGCGGATGAGACACGTCGTCGGGCGGCGCAGTCGGAGCGCAGGTTCACAGAAATTGAATTGCCTAAAGCTGGTCTTGAAAGAGAAGAAGCTGGACTGCGCGGCAACAAACTACGGCAGGATATTCGTAAGTTTGAAGAGATAGAGATGCCAAAAGCATTCTCCGATCTTGAAAAAGCGCGTAGCGAACAGAAAATTAGCGAGCAAGAGTTTTTGGCTAAGAAGGCTGGATATTATAAGAATTACTTCAAGGATTTTGTAACCAATCAGACAACGCTGGATCGCCTTGTCGATCTTATGGATCAGGACAAAGATTTTCCCGCGGGCGGCTCGGCGTTCCGCGATGTGAAATTTACGCCGGAATGGAAAGCGTCGCAGCTCATTTCGCCGGAAAAACAAGCTGAACTGGCGAAGCCAAAATTTAACTACCAGCAAGTTACGGACGCAGCCGGGAATACTCGCGTTGTTGCTATCCCAGAAAATGCGCCGCAACAGGGCGCTATTGCTGTGCCTGGTTCAGAGGGTGTAAAGGCGCGAAATCTTACTGCTATGCCGGGGCCGCCGGATACCGGCACTGTAATTGTTTTTGATCCTGCCACCGGCAGCTCGCGCGTCACTACGCCAGACCAGCCTAACGCTATGGCCGCGCCCGCCGCACCGGCTAACGCAATGGTCGCACCGTCGCAAGCGGCTCCGGCACCGGCACCGGCCGCCGCGCCCGCGCGGGGCCGTCTAATCCCTGCTGAAATCCGCCCGACGGCTGAAGCGCCCCTCGGCAGCGCGGCGTATAATAACAAACGATTTGCCACCGAAGTTCTTGATGCTGCGGGCTTCAACGCCGGAACCGGCAAGGATGAAGTCAGCGAGCTTATCCGTGGCTCCACCAGCGGCGGTATGCAATCTGGTATTGCGGGCATCCGCGGATTTCTTGGCGGCGCGTCGCCAGGCATGGAGAATATTGCTAAGCTTGAAACCATTAAGAACGATGTCGTTCTTAAAAAATTGGGCGGCAAGCTTGGTGCAGGCATTTCGGAAGGCGACCGTCAGTTTATTGAAAAATTGACTGGCGACATCGCTAACCCAAACATCCCGGCTAATCAGCGTCTTGCGGCTTGGAATCAGATTAAAGGTCTGATGGTAAAATACGCAAACACCGGGCAACCCGCAACGGCTCCTAGTGATGCACCTGCTAATCGACCTTCTCTTGATGAGATATTCAAATAATGAAAGCCAAGATCGAAACCGCTCGCAAAGCTGGGTATTCGGACGAAGAAATTCGTAAATTTTTGCTTTCGCAGCCCGCAGCGGCGAAGGCAAAAGAGGCCGGCTATTCGGATGCTGAGATTGCAGCGCATTTTGGCCTTGCGCCATCTGAGGAAGGTATGCCCGGCCCCCGCGCGGTTGAGTCGTTGCCGGAACAGGCAGCGGGGTTTGTCGGTTCTATGCTGGAAAACATCCCTGAAAGCGGGATGAAGTTTGCGCAGAGAATTTACGAGACGGCTGCGCATCCTGTTCAGACTGTCGAAGCTCTTGGCGCGGCGGCGCTTAGCCCAGTGCAGACCGCCAAGTCGGTGGCCCAATACGCTGTTGAGCGTTACGGCTCTCCGACGGCGGCGTTAGAAACGCTGCGCACAGATCCGGTTGGTTTGCTTGCTGACATTTCCACCCTCGCGGGCGGCGCAGGCGCGGCCCTTCGCCGACCGGGGCTGCGTCAGCTTTCGCAGGCCTCGTCGCCCGCTAATGTGCTGGCCGCTGCGGTTCAAGCTCCGTTTGCGGTGGCTGCGCCGGCGTATGAGTTTGGCCGCAACGTCATGGCCCCGCGCTATGCTACCTATCTTGAAGCGGTAGAGGGCCGCGGGCCTGAGATTGTGCAGGCGCTCCGCAACCCGGCCGCTGAGTTTGTGCCCGGCTCTGCGCCGACGGCTGCGCAGGCTGCCGCGCCGGTTGGGTCCGCGCGGTTCTCGCAGCTTGGCGCGAGCGCGGCTGAAGTGCTGCCTACTGAGTTTATGGAGCGGGCTAAAGCGCAAAGCGCGGCGCGCTTAGCGTCGTTGCGCACAGTCAGCGGCACAGAGGCTAATATCGAGGCCGCGAAAGCCGCCCGTTCAAGTGAAGCTGGTAAGCTTTACAAGGCGGCCGAAGCCGGCGCTCCGGTGACTGAGACGCCGGAATTTACGGAATTGTTATCGCGGCCGTCTATGGACAAGGCGCTATCGCGTGCGGCGGAATTGTCCGCCGAGCGCGGGCAGACGTTCCAGATCGGCAAGACCGCGCCCGAACAGACTGTCGCGTCGCCTATTTTTGGGCCGTCGGGCGAACCGTTGACAACGACTATTCCGGCTACGCAAGCAAAATATCCTATCACCAGCCTGCATAATCTTAAACTGGCGATGGATGACCTTATAAATGATCCGGCGGTTAAAACTCGCTACGGGATCGGCGCGTCTGAAGCCGCGGCTATCGCCAAGACCCGCGGTGAATTTCTCGGGTTTCTAAAACAGAAATCGCCGTTGTATGAAGCCGCACGCGCCGAGTTTGCCGAGCGTTCCGGCCCGATTAACCGCATGGAAATCGGTCAATATCTTGAATCCAAACTGTTGTCGCCGCTCGCGCAAGAGGCCCCGCAGCGCGCAGGCGTTTTTGCGACGGCCGTAGAGCAGGCTCCTCTCACAATCAAACGTGCTCTTGCGGGCGCGCCGCGGTTCGAAAAGTTGTCTGACGTGCTGACGCCGAGCGAAGTCCGCAAGGTTGAAGCCATCCGCGCTGATCTAGCGCGAGAGGCAGAGGCCAACCGCATGGCCCGCGCTGCATCGCAGGCCGGTCCAGAAGCCGGACGCACTGTGCAGCTCCCCCGCGCTAACCTTATGGACCGCGTTTTCAACGTGGCGAATAAGGTCATCGGCTCGCTGGAGCGTAAGATCGACCGCCGGCTTGCCATTCAGATTGCAACCGAAATGCTTGACCCGCAACAGGCGGCGCAGGTAATTGAGGATGCGGTTGCCTACGCGGAAAAGAGCAAAGCGACCGGCGCAAAAATACGCGAAAAAGGCCGCGAGTTTAGAAAAGACATCCGTAAATATTCCCCCGAAATTACCGCCGCCGTGACTGTTCAAAATGCGCTTGCTGGCGGCGAGAAAAAGAACGCGATGGCCCGATGACCAAGTTCAACGCAACCAGCATCCGCCGCATGAGCGGCGTGGACCCCCGCCTTGTGGCTGTCATGAAGGCGGCGCGGGCGGCCAGTCCGATCCCGTTCGAGATTACGGAGGGCTTGCGCGACCGCGAGCGTCAACGGTATCTTGTCCGCACGGGCAAGAGCCGCACCATGAACAGCTACCATCTGCGCGGTAAGGCCGTGGACGTGGTGGCTATGCCCGGCGGCAAAGTGTCGTGGAATCTGGCTGACTATCGTAAGATAAACACCGCGGTGCAGAAAGCGGCCAAAACCGCCGGCGTTACGGTCACTTGGGGCGGTTCGTGGAAGTCCATTGTGGATGGAGTCCACTTTCAGATTGAGGGCTGACATGACACTAGGCGGCGCACTCGGGGTTCTTACGGCTGGCGCTCTGGCGCTCGCTTCGGCTGTCTTCTGTGTCGCCAGCTCCATGTCGCTGGGCGCTACGGACCCTAAAGAACGTCAGGACGCCGCACTATCAGCGTTGTGGTCCCTTGTCGCGCTGGCGCTCTGCGCAGCGGCGATCCTGACACTTACCGGCTGCGCAAGCCTATACCACGCATGTAAAGACGGATTGTGCAGATAGGAGATTTACCATGATGAAGAACTGGATGACGACTGTTCCCGGCGTTCTGGCGCTTATGACCGTTCTTTGGAACGCTTGGCAGACCAAGCACATCAACTGGGAAGACTTGCAGGGCGCGCTTGTCGCCGTCGGCCTGATCGCCGCCAAAGACTGGAATGTCACCGGCGGTGACAAGTCGCAGTAATGATGCACCCCGATCACTTTGACATGATCCGTATCATGATCTTGGCCGGCCTGACCGCCGTGATCGGGGAGCGTATGGCCAAGACTGGCCTCCATCTCTGGCATTTGGCATCCCCATGACCGTTCTTTATATTGGCGTCGTTGTCGCGGCGCTTGTCGTCGTGCGTTGGCTGATCGAAACCATCAAACGCGACGGCGAGCTTCAAGCCAAACTTGACCAGATGGGAAAGGACGCCGAAGTAGCCGCAAAGCGTGCTGAAGAGATGCTGAAGGAAAAGACCGTTGAAGACACAGCACGCGATCTGGATAGCGGCCGCTTTTAGCCTGTCGGCGTGCCAGACGACATCCGGCGGCGGCTGCCCCCCGCTTGTGACCTACAGCGCGGAGACGCAGCGGCTTGCGGCTAAAGAACTGCGCGCGTTGCCAAAAGATAGTCAGGTTGCCAAGCTTGTGGTAGATTACGGGAAGATGCGCGCCGCTTGCCGGATAGGGGATGGATCGTGAGCGAAGAGGCCCAACGGTTCCTAGAAGCATTGAAGGAATACGGTGCGCTTATGTCTGCGCCCGTAGGCGTCTTGGGTTTCCTATTTGGCCGGCGCGAGGCCGCGGCGAAAGCAGTCGCGCTGGAAATCGGCGCAGAAACCGCCAAGCTGGACGGCATAACCCGGCACTTTCAAGCACTGATCGACGGCTATGAGAGCCGCGTAAAAGACCTGACAGAAGAGATAGAGGCGCTGCGCGACGAGATCAAAGAACTTCGCCAGGCGCTAGACAAACGCCCCCGCAGTTAGCGAGGGCGCTTTAGGTTACTCAGGCTTCGTCGCCTTGGCGGCCCTACGATTCGCCTTTTTCTGATACTCGATATATTCCGTGCCGTTCTTTGATGCCATGTAATCTTCGGCAAACGTCGCGGCGAACAGCTCGTAATTCACAGCGTCAACGTGGCTGTCCAGATGCGACGGCGACGCGAACGCACGGGCGTTCTTTACGCAAGCCAGAATGATAGCAATCTCGTAAGGGTGAAAGTCGCGGCCCAGTCGCAGCGACGCGAGATCGGCGATCAACTGGAAATTGTTCTCAATCCCCCCGTAATTAGCCCCGCGTTCCGTCACGATGTCGCCGGCCATTTTTAGCAGTTCTTGCGGTGTCATTTATTTCCCTCAACAAATCGGCCCGCTCACGCAACATGCGCAGCGTCGTGAAACGCTGGTGCAGGCGTATGATGAACGTAGACCGCCGAGCGTTATGGCGCTCGTCCTCCAAGAGGTCGGATACCTCTTGTTCCGTTAGGCGTGTAAGCTTCGCGCAAAGTTCCGGCCAGTTCACTTCAGTTCCTCCAGCGCCAGCTCAGCCAAAGTCCGTTTATCGTGTAACGCCGCAAAGATGCGGTCGTCAATCGTTTTGTTACAAAGGATAACGTAGCACCACACATCGCGGTTTTGCCCGCTGCGGTGCAGCCGTCCTACGGTCTGCTCGTAAAGCTCCAGCGACCACGGCACAGACAGGAAAACGATCTTGTTGCCGCCAAACTGTAGATTGAGCCCGTGACCGGCGCTCTTGGGGTGAATGGCGAGCAACTGTATTCGCCCTTCGTTCCAGTTCTCGACGGCACCATCTTCGTCTATGGTGGTAAGTTTATAGCGCCGTTTGAGTTCTGCCAGTTCTTCCTTGTAATTGTAAACGACGATGGTGTTGTCGTGCTGGTTTTCGGTCAGGATGTCGTCAAGCACGTCGAACTTTTGGCTACCAAACCAGTGTGGCGCGCCGACGCTATCGTAGGCAAACCCGGACGCGAGCTGTTGCAGCTTTTGAGTGACAACGGCCGCAGTCGGCGCAGACACAATATCCTCGATCACGAAGTCTTTCTTCATCGCCTCGTAAGGCGCGCGGTCCTCTAGATCGCATCGCATCTCGACGACGTGGAGCGGAGGCAGTTTGTCCTTATACTCGCCAGGCTCCAGCACATAAGTCGCCGGTCTGATGGCGTCCATGACCTTAGGCAGCGCGTTCGGGAGCGGCGTCCAGTCGTTATATTCGCGGTTCGTGCAGTAGAAATACTGTTGAAGGAACGCGCCTTTAGAGCGACCAAGCAACGTCTGATCTATGACCTTGCACTGGCCGAATACGTCTTCTAATCCGTTCGACGTAAACGATCCTGTGCAGCCCCATCTGATCTTGAACTGGTCCAGTATCTTCATCAGGTGCTTAAACCGTTTGCCGCTCGGGTTTTTTAGCCGCGTCAATTCGTCGAAGATAATGCCGTCAAAGTCTTTCGGATCGATCGACGGTATATTGTCGTAGTTCGTCACAACAACATCGGCGTCCGATTCAAACGCTTTCTTGCGTTGCGCGGGCGTGCCAACGGCGACGGCGATGGACAGATGCGACGCCCATTTCGTCACTTCTACCGGCCACACAGACAAGCACACACGCTTGGGCGCAAGCACAAGCCAACGGTCGCAATGCCCGCGCAGCGTCATGTCGGCCATGGCTGTGAGCGTGATCGCCGTTTTGCCCGCACCGACTGGCGCGAGGATCATGGCGCGGTCGCGGCTGAAGAGGAAGTCGGCGGCTTCGTGTTGATACGGTCGTAAGTCCATCGGTCTACGTTCTCTTTATTCCACAGACAAGCATAGTTTTGGTTCAGCTTCCGCATGTCTTCTGCGAACAGCTTTTGCAGCGCGGACAGCTTGCCGCCGTCGCGTTTCAGTTCTACAAACCACGTCTCGCCGTTCGGCAGGCACACAATCCTGTCGCTTACACCACGGTTCGACAAGCTGTTGAACTTGTAGGCAATTCCACCAAGTGATTTGACGGACTTGACGAAGTAGGCTTCAATTTCTGATTCCAGCATAAAAATATTTGTTGCACAGCGCCGCGCGGTTGTCTAGTCTGCAAATCATCAGAGAGGTTCGGTAATGTCACACAGCAAAATAGTCGGCGGTTCGACCGCCAAGCGTCTTATCAACTGCCCCGGCTCACGGGCGCTTGTCGAGACGGTTCCCCCAAAGCCCACAAGCAGTTACGCCGAGGAAGGCACGCGGTTGCACAATGCGATGCACGCGATCCTGTCTCTAGACGAAACCATCGACTCGTTTGACAACAACGAAAAGTTAAGATTTGCTCTCGACTCTTTGAATGAGATCGATCCTAACCGCGGCATGGAGTTTCAAACCGAGATCACGGTGCATTTTGGAGGGTTTCTTGCCGGCGTATTCGGATCATGCGACTTGCTTGGCCGTATTGGCAATCGTGCAATTCTACTCGATTGGAAGTTTGGTGATGGGGTGGCGGTGGATGCTGAAGAGAACGATCAGCTTCTCTTCTACGCTGCTGCTGCTATGCGCACCGCCGAAACACGTTGGGCGTTTGAAGGCGTCACTGAGATCGAAATGATAATCGTGCAGCCGCCGCGTGTTAGCCGGTGGCTTACGACGCCCGGTCGCGTAAAGGCGTTCGAGCGCGTGCTGTTCGACGCCGTGCAAGCTTCGTTTAAGCCCGACGCGCCGCTGAAGCAGGGCGATCATTGCCGCTGGTGCCCGGCCAAGGCCGTGTGCCCCGAGGTGACTGGACAGCTCGAGCGCGCGGTGTCTACAAAGATCGCCGCTATTGACCCGGAGAAGATTGGACATGCTTTGGCGTTTGCGCAGGTTGCGGAAGAATGGGCTAAGAGCGTTCGTGAAATGGCGCAAACGATGCTGGAGAGCAACGCCCCGGTCACGGGCTGGAAGCTTGTCCCTAAGAGAGCAACTAGACAATGGGCCGATCCCGACGCCGCAAGAGCGGCTCTCACAAAAATGGGATTGGATGATTCGGATTTGATGGTGATGAAGTCGCCCGCGCAAGTCGAAAAGATTGCGGGCAAGCTTCCTAAAGACCTGACGGTCGCCATCTCAACAGGTAACACCATCGCGCCGGAGAGCGATCCGAGGCCGGAGGTGCTTACACACGGAAACGATCTTATCCGTGCTTTCTCTAACGTAAGGTAATGACAATGACTGGCATGACAAAGTTCGGTAACGCTAATCTTCCGGCGGATGTTGACCTTGGCAATGCACTAATGAGCCTTGGCGACGAAATCGGTGTGGGCGGTAATGTCATCATCAAGATGGATAAAACCGGCCACTGGGTTTACGGCGCTGACCAGACCTTGATTGACCCCGATGGACGTTGGGCGGTTAACCCCGCTTCGTTCGTGAAGGGTTGGGTTGCATGGGGTGAAGGCGAAGTCCTCGCAGAGCGTATCTTTTCTGCTTATGACAAGGCCGCGCCTCGCACGGTTGACCAGCTCGACGCTCCGCCCGTTGCTGCAAAGCGCGGATGGGAGCAGCAGCTCGGGCTCAGCATGAAGTGCCTTAGTGGCGACGACGAAGGTATTGAGGCGCGCTTTGCGACGACTTCAGCCGGCGGCAAGAGAGCCGTCGCCGAGCTGGGCGTAAACGTCGGCAAGCGCATCAATACGCAGTCGCCGGCTACTGTGGCGGTCTGCAAGCTGGGATCATCGACCTACCAGCACAAGACCTACGGCCGCATCTTCTATCCTGTCTTTGAGATCATCGACTGGATGACGATGGATGGCGAACCGGTGGAGGAATCCGCATCTGCGGGTGACACTGGCCGTCGTCGGCGGGCGTAACATGAAGCGGGGGCGAAAGCCCCCGTTCTCATCTGTAGAGGTTGCTTCAATGATAACGTGGGTAGATATGGAAACCGCAAGCGAGTGCGACTTGCGGGAGCGCGGTGTTTACAACTACGCGCAGGATCACACGACTAAAGTGCTGTGCATGTCCTACGCCTATGACGATGGCGACGTGCAGACCTGGACGCCCGGCCAGCCAATGCCGGAGATCAAAGGCCAAGTGCGGGCGCACAACGCGGCGTTCGAGCGGCTGATCTTCTGGCACGTGTTGAAGATGCCGATACCGCTGGAACAGTTCTACTGCACGGCCGCGCAGGCGCGTGCGAACTGTGCGCCAGGATCACTAGAAGACGTTGGCCGGTTCGCCGGCGCGGCCATGCGTAAGGACACGCGCGGGCCGTATCTCGTGCGCAAGTGCTGCACGCCGCCGTTCCGGCAAGACCTGTTGCCGGAACTCTACGAATATTGCGAGCAGGACGTGCGCACTATGCGCGCCGTCAGCAAGATGCTGCGCGAGCTAACCGACGAAGAGCTGGCCGACTACCACGTCAATGAGCGCATTAACGACCGCGGCGTGCGTATCGACCGCGACCTATGCCTAGCCGCCGTGCAATACGCCGAGAATGAGCGCGTTGAGATCGAGTCGACCGTCCGCGAGGTGACGAACGGCGAAGTCCTTAGCGTGCGCAGCCCGCGTATGCGCAAGTGGGTGATGGAGCGCGTAGGCCCGCAGGCGCTTAAACTGATGGAGCGCGACGGCAAGTATTCAACCGACAAAACCGTGCGCGCCAACCTGCTTGCGCTTGACGATCCAGAAGAGGTGCCCCCCGATGTCAAAGAAGTTATCCAATGCGCTGATGATCTATGGGCTTCCAGCGTCGCTAAGTTTGATCGTCTGGCTCGTCTGGCTGCGGTCGATGATCGTGTGCGCGGCGCTTTTGTTTTCGCCGGAGGATCAGCTACGGGCAGAGCGTCGAGCTATGGCGCTCAGGTCCACAACTTCACACGTAAGTGCGCCGAGCACCCGGAAGCCGTGCGACGTGCAATGGTTCATGGCCATGCCATCGTGCCTCACCACGGGCGGCGAGTCACCGACGTATTGCGTGGGATGCTTCGGCCCGCCTTGATACCGGCGGAAGGTAAGACGTTCGTAGTGGCTGACTGGTCCGCTATCGAAGGCCGCGTCAACCCGTGGCTCTCAGGCCGCGGCGACGCCAAGCTTAAACAGTTCCGCGAGGGGCTTGACGTTTACAAAGTCAACGCCGCCGAGACGTTTCGCACGACTTACGACGCTGTGACGAAGGACCAGCGCCAGATTGGCAAGGTGCAGGAATTGGCCTGTGTATCCGAAGATACGTTAGTTTTGACAGATGCCGGATGGATGGCTATAGTGGATGTATCTACAGATCATAAATTATGGGACGGAATATCATGGGTAACTCACAAAGGACCGATTCAACGGGGGGTAAAGCCGACTATCTCCGTGTGCGGAATGTACGCCACGGAGGACCATCTATTTCTGGCGCAACGCGAGTGGATCGCCGCGAAGACGGTACATTTATCAAGCGCGTTCCAGACCCAAGCCCTGGCGACAGGTTCGGCGAACTTACCGTGGTCGACAGCGTTATGGCGCAATACGGCGTGGCAAAAACGCGATGCGTTGTGGTCCAATGCTCCTGCGGTGCGCCTCCACACATGGTCCAACTATACAATCTTCTTAAAGGCGCATCTACGCGCTGCAATTCATGCGCTAGAAAAGCGGCTGGGTTCTGGCGAAAAGATTACTTCAAATACGCCGAGGCGTGTCCTGACGACGCGCATCGCCGGCGGCTACTTAATAGACTATCTGCGTGTAAGAACCGCTGCCACAACCCAAAAGATCGTGGGTATGCTAACTATGGCGGGCGCGGGATTAAGTTGTATGAACCTTGGCGTACCGACAAAGCCGCTTTTTTGCGCTATGTCGTCACATTGGATGGGTGGGATCAGCCAAACTTGGATTTGGACCGCATCGACGTGGATAAAGGCTACGAACCGGGCAATTTACGGTTCGTATCGCGCAGAGAGAATTGCAACAATAAACGGTCCATCCGCGCCTTACAGCGTCGAATCGACGACTTGGAGGCCCGTCTACGACATAGTGGAAGCGGGGCCGAATAATAGGTTTACGGTTCTTACAAATTCCGGCCCTATGATAGTCCACAACTGCGGCTTCGGCGGCGGTATCGGCGCGTTCGCAGCCATGGGCCGCGTCTATGGCGTGCATCTGCCCGAGGCGCAGGCGCGGAGCATGGTGGACGCTTGGCGGCGCGCTAACGCATGGGCGCTGCCGTTCTGGGGTGATCTTGAAGAGGCTTACAACCGTGCGCTGCGCAATAAGGGCCGCGTGTTTACTGCGGGCAGGATTTCCTATGTCGCGGACAAGAATCATCTCTGGTATTGCCTGCCTTCTGGCCGTGTGCTTTGCTATCCGTTCGCGCGATTTGAAGAGAACGGCGATATTACCTATGCGAAGGCGGCTTGGAAGCCTGCGGCGGACGCTAAGGCTTGGCCTCGTGCGCGTCTCTGGCGTGGGCTGGCTTGCGAGAACGTCACACAGGCGACCGCCCATGACCTTCTACGTGAGGCTCTCCGCCGTTTGCCTGGTGTGGTCCTGCATGTTCACGATGAAATTGTTCTGGAGACTGACCAGCCGGAAGCCGCGAAAGCCGCTCTCATAGAAGCCATGACGACGCCGCCCGCTTGGGCCGAAGGTTTACCGCTCGACGTAGAAGCGAGCATAATGGGGAGATATGGCAAATGATTGCTGTCTGGTTTTCTTGTGGCGCTGCCAGTGCCGTCGCCGCTAAATTAACACTTGAAAAATATACTGATGTTCGCGTCATTAATAATCCTGTTATGGAAGAAGACGCTGACAATATGCGTTTTTTGCGCGATGTCGAATCGTGGCTCAATGTCAAGATTGAGCGCGCGGTAAATAGCAAATATCCATCATGTTCCGCGCGCGATGTATGGACGCGACGCTCATTTATGTCAGGGCCGCTAGGCGCTCCCTGCACCATAGAACTTAAAAAACGCGCGCGCCAAGAGTGGGAACAGACTAATAAAGCAGACTGGCATGTTTTAGGTTTTACGGTTGATGAGCGCGATCGGTTTAATCGATTTATTATGTCAGAGCGCAGCAACGTGCTGCCTGTGCTGATTGATGCAGGGCTGACAAAACAGGACTGTCTTGACGTTATATTAACAGCCGGGATTTCGCCGCCGCGCATATACAGCAAAGGTTTTCCTAACGCCAACTGTATAGGATGCGTCAAGGCTACATCACCTACTTATTGGAATTTAGTGCGTAAAGAATACCCGCAGATTTACGCCGACCGCGCAGCGCAATCGCGTGTGTTGGGTGCTAGGCTGGTACGATATAAAGGGCGGCGGTTGTTTTTGGATGAGCTACCAGAAAACGCTAAAGGGCGCGCGCTTAAGAACATGCAGACAGACTGTGGCATATTCTGCGAGGAAAAATGACACTCTTTGAATACTTCACAAAGCTTGCGCCCGAGGGCGAGACGGCGCTCATCGTGCAGCAAATCGCTACCGGCCGCACGTATCTGGACGGCTCGCCGCGCTACACATGGCCGGCGTATTATCCGAAGCGTAAGCGCCGCGAAGGCGAGTCTTTTTATATAAACACCGGCAGCTTTATCCGCGAGCGGTTTGAGGATGGCCAGCCATCTGCATCCAGGAACCATTGCACGCATGTCCTATTCCTGATGCTGGATGACATCGGCACCAAGTCCAAAGAGCCACCGCTCGCACCTACCGCCATCGTTGAGACAAGCCCCGGCAATTTCCAATACTGGTACGCTTACAGCGACCAGCCTACCGTAGACGAACACTGTTCACTTCTGACCGCGCTCGCTAAGGCCGGCTACACCGATCCTGGCGCTACCAACCCCGTGCGCAACTGTCGCCTTCCAGGGTCGGTAAATCGCAAGCCCGGCCGCGAGGACTTCGTGTGCCGCGAAGTGACGTTCGATCCTTCCCGCGAGTTTACCGTCGCACAGATCGTCGAAGCGTTCGGCGTCACGCTGGAGCCTGTCGAGACGAATACGCATCACATACGGCTTACGGACAGCGGCAAAGATGATGTCGTGGCGTGGCTGAATGAGAACAACCTTATTACGTCCCGCGTAAATCACGAAGGCTGGATGGGCGTTGTATGCCCGAATCACGCCGCGCATACGGACGGTCAAGGCGAGGCGCGGTATATGCCGCAGTCCCGCGCGTTCTTCTGTTTTCACGGCCATTGCGAACATCTGACCAGCGAAGCCTTTCTTGAGTGGGTGGGTGAACAGGGTGGGCCGCGTCGCCGTCCAGGACTGCGCGACGACATCCTCTCCGACATGCTGACCGAGATGCAGCCGCCCCAACCGACTGAGGCGTTCCCTGATGTCGTGACGCCGCAGATTGCAGCCGTAGAGCGCAAG